AGATTTGTCGTTGTTCATAGGATTGTTATCCTTATGATGTACGTCTTTATCAGCAGTAAGTTTCTTCTGATTTTTTAAACTTCTTCGTGCTTCGTTTCTCTTTGCACGTCTTTTAATTTGTTCAGGGTCTTTGTGATATGACTCGTATTCCTTTTTGTAGTCTCTGTCTTCTTCGACTTCGGTCTCTTCACCGAACTTAAGGAATAACTTACCTTTATCTTGTTTTTGGTCTGTAACTTTATGACCAATCATTGCACCGATAGTGTTAATCATACTAAGTCCCCTTTCAGGATTCTTAGTGTACTCTTTCTCTAGTCTAGTAGCAACCTTTTTAGTAATTACGTTAATGATATCCATAATACCCGAAACATATTTACCCTCGTTAACCTCTTCACGGGTTAAGTCCATATATCCCTTTCGATCTTTATTTCTAAAGTCCTTTAACTCTTTGCCAAACACTTTAAGGAACTTTTTATTCATGTCTTGTTCTTTCTTAAAGGTAGTGTCAAGGTCTTTCTTTGCAGCTTTCCACTTAGGGTTTGACTTTACATCATCAGGAGTGAGTCCATTACCACCGCCAGCATGTCCCAAAGACTTCTCTACATCTTTAAGTTTCTTACTAGCTGCGGTTGTTGACTTGCGTTGATCAGAAACAGACTTAGCAGAAGCTACAAATGATGCACCGTATTCTTTTGTAGGATCAACACTTTCTTCTATTGATTCATTCGCCTTTCTGTCGGCATCTCTAGTCTTTTGGATTGCAACATTCTCAGACTCTTTATCCTTATCACCCTTGAGTCTGTCATTAGTTCTCTCGTGTCTGTTCTTTAAAGCTTCTAACTCAGTCTCATGTTTTGCTTTGAGTTTCTCTAACTCATCAACCTGTTGTGCCTTAGTGTTAGCTTGTTTGACAGCAACTTTCTCTTCCTCGGCAAACAATGATCGAAAGGATTCAATCTTGTGATCTCGAACAAGTTTCTGCGTGTTTAATATGTCTTTTAATATATCCATAGTCCTATTTAGTATTCCTTTTAACTATAATTCGTTTACCTGTGCTACGGTCTGTAGTAGATTTGAAAGTTGGGACAATAGGATTCATGTCTGTAGTGTCAATTGGGACATTAGTAGAATTCCCACCGTTTCTTTTGGTAGTAAGTTCACTCTCTTTCCAAGCAAGGGCCATACTATTTTTAGGGAATGCAGTAGTCCATGACATGAGTTTACCATAAAGACTACTTGTCTTCTTTTTAAGTGCATTAAGTGTATCATCATTCTCTATCTTGACGAAGTCTTTACCAAACATCCTTTGCATTTTGATTGCATTATCATTTGATTTGTTCCAGTCACTAGCAACAATTTTAGCTGGAACCTTACGGGGTCTCATTGCATTTCTATCTTGGGCGTTCTTTAGTGATGTTTGGACATAAATCATTTTAGATTCATATCCAATTTTGTCTAGAGTGTCCTTGTATGCTTTAATTTTACTGTCATTTGCTGATGTAGTGTCGAAGATAAGTCCTAGTCTACCATTCATATACATGTCCATACCTATCTTAGTTGTTGCTTTTGCTTTTGCACGGATAGGGTTTATCTTTTCAAAGTCTGCACCTCTAAGGTCTAATGATAATCCTGCTTTCTTAAGTCCTTTCTCAAATGCTTGGTCTGTATTGATTAACTTGAGTCCTAATGATTTTAAAGCAAGACCATCAACCACTTCTGATTTACCACTTCCAGGCCCACCCATGAAGAACACAGCTTTAAATATACCTTGGTCGTAGACTCCTTCTTGGAGTACATCTTCGATCATGTAATCAGGTATATGACTCTCTGTGATACCCATTCCTCTACGAATCGATTTATACAGCGACTCAGAGCTTCTCACACCTGTTGATGGGACACCTTCTTTGAATGAATCGAAATCACCAATCTCAGCAAAGTGTCTCATCTTAGAAGCACTCATACCACTGACATCGTCAGCATCGGGGTCTCTCTCACCAGCAGATACCACCTCGATAGTATCGAACTTATAGAAACCATGTCTAGCTTTTACTGAGTTGTACTTTTTGATAATTGTAGTAAATTCTGCAACTCTGTCTGATCCAACCACCATTCTGACTCTTTTGTAGTTCTGATCAAAAAGATACACTAGAATTTGAAAGATGTGTTTAACATCAACGTCAATTACATTAACTTTCTTTCCGAAAAACTTCTTGAGGAATTTAACCTTATCTCTATGGTTGAGCGGATTCTTGACGTTATCATTTGACTGTGAAGAAAATAGCATCACATCACCAAATGATTTTTGTGTATTGAGTTTATTAACTAGTTTCTCATGACCTGTGGTTGGCGGATTGAAACGTCCAAAGGTAAACACTGCACCCTTGTCCTTTGACTCAGTCATGAATTTTCCGAATGTCTTACTCATTTATTTGTCCCATGCTTTAATGGCAGTAAAGTTATTGAATGCGAATTCCATCCTATCTACTAGTTTTACCGCACTTCCATCCGTATCGATTGCAACATAACCTTCGGGGTTGACTAGTTCAAACCCAGTAGCTGTCTGTTTGAATGTTCCGATACTCTTAACTCTATTTAGGGCGACAATAATAATCTGTTTGGCAATCACCAAGTGTTCCATAAACTTAGTGAGATTGGTAATGAACGATTTTAGTCCATACAATTCTTTGTACAGTTGTTCACCAATCTCCCTTTTAATTTGTTTAGTCTTTTCCATCTTAACCTTACCAACTACCTTATCTCTCCAGTAGTTCTCGAAGTGTTTCATGTAACCATCAGCAGTAGGTTTATATGAACCCGCCCTAATCAATGTGTTTGTATATGTCTTATATGATGCACCAGCAGCACCCTTAGCGTTAATCGTATCTTGAATTTTATTAAACTTCTGCAAATCTTTCTTCTTAATTCCATGGAATGATTTACCAACAGATGCTAACTCTTTTGTGAGTTTAAGTGTTTCCGTTGCGTCCATAGAACTTGATCCACTCTCATCTTTGTATGATGCATCATCAACCCACACATCTCTATTGTGTCCTAGTTTTGATGTGTCAGCACCAAACGAAGCAGCGAGACCGTCAATAGTACTACCAGTGTAAGTAGTGTGAAATACGATTCCAATCCTAGAATCATCTATTGCTTTACCTAATTTTGACTCTACATCTACAGCATACAGGATGGTATTGGGTTGGAATGTAATGTACTTTTTACCATCAATCGTCTTGAGAGTCTTATCATCAGTATACATCAAATCACCCTGTAGGATGTCTGAGAAAGATAGCTTGGAAAGGTATACGAATGCATCTAAGAACTTGGATTCTAACTGACCCGTAAGTTCAGGTGCGTCTTTGATTTCTTGTTCGGATGTGTAAAACAGGGGTTCTTTGTTGAAGAGTGATTTCTTAGCAACAAAAAACTGACCTGTTTCGGGGTGCTTACCACAGAACAGAGCAGGAGCTCCATCCCATTTAACTGTCATGTTAACTCTCGAAGTGGAACTTCCCTTCATCATGTCTCTAAGACCACGAAGGAAGTTGATCGCTCCACGTCCACCATCAATACCTTGATTGATGATTTCATCTTCGAGATGTTCTAAATGTAGATTTTTTGCACCCATAATAGACTATTATACACGTTAAATGTGTTCCTGTCTACTATTTAGGTATTTTAAATGGTTTAAGCTGGGTCAGCTTCCATAGTTGCGAGTGTAGACACTTCAGTGGCCAGTAAAGTTTCTTTATCAGTGATATATGTTGCCCATGCACCACTCGTATCAACCTCGTACCCTGTGGTATATTCTTGGTCGAACTTTTGATAATCCCACATGACATCAGCAGTCTCCATAACAGCATCATCGCCAAAGGCCCATGATTTAACACCATCAGTAGTTGTCCACACTGGGAATGCGGATGTAGTATCAGGATTAGCGGCACTCCAAGCAGCCCAAAATTCTGTGCGAGTTCCGTTGAACTTGGGTTTAGTGTCTCCCAATCCAAGAAAGTTGTATGATACGTCTTTCTTCCAATTGATGTCTTCCTTTAAAACTGCAACTACTCGTTCTTGTGTTGCGATTTGATCTGTTGTATATGGCATATGTGTTAATTCTCCTACACTTATTTATAATGAGTTATAACTTAGCAAGCGGTTTAGCTCTTAGTTTTTTATCTATTTTTGCAATTTCTTTTTTTAAGGATTCGTCCACCAAAATATCATCCCCCTTCGTTGTCCGAAGTTGTTTTTTGAGTTCTATTCTCTTAGCGATAGAATCTATAACATCATTTGGGTTCAGAGATTTCATAATATACCATTATTTAGGTCATTTAATAACTACACTTACATCTTAAAGTCATTAAATTTGCTACTTCTTCCTCTATCTGCAACAGGTATAGAATCATCATAAGCTGGTGTGGAGTCGTGCAACTCTTCCTGTGCTTCTTGTTCACAGTCATAGAGTTTCATTCTACTCCTATCAATACCTATGACAAACCTTTTGAATACGGTTGGATCATTGTATCTGTTCTTTAACTGTTTGACTACTAACTGGTCTAACTCATCGAGTTCTTCACTACTAATCAATGCGAACATGAAGTCAGCAGTTGCAGGCAGACCAAATGACTCTGAAGTATCAGTAAGTTCTACATCGGTAGAACCGTAACCACTACGAGTAGTTTGTGTAGCAGTCATGATTGGCACATCATACTCTACTGCAAGTCCTCTCAACTCTTCTGCAATACTCTTAACCAGTGTGTAACTGTTTGCACCAGAGCCTGGTTTTACTCTTGAACTTGCACAGATATTCAGATAGTCAATGAAGATTAGATCAGGTTTGAAATCCTTCTTCACGTCTAACTCTTGTAGTAAGTGTCTGAAGTGTCCAACATGTGCTGAGGCAGTAGGGTATTCCTTAATGATAAGTTTACCCTTAGTCTTATCCTGTAGTTTGGAAATCTTCTTGTCGAACATGTTCTTGGATAGGTCAGGTAAATCTTTCATAGGGACGTTCATGGTATTAGCATCGATACGTTCTGCGATTCTTTCCTCTGACATCTCAAGTGTTATGTACAACACATTCTTGTTCATCATAAGACCAGCGGATGCCATGTGACACATGAATAGGGATTTACCCACACCTGTTCCTGCAAGACAAACGTTTAGTGTTTTGTTGGGCAACCCACCTTTAGTAATCTTATTGAAGTACTCCAAGTCAAATGGAATCTTCTCTTCTTCAGTATGATAGAACTCAAAACGTCTATCAGCATCCTCAATCTGATCATGTCCGATATTAGTATCAAAGGACACACTTAATGCATCCTTGAGCAATTCAGGTATCTCGCCTCTTGAACGTTGGTTTTTTTCATCTAAGACTTCAATGGAGTTCATGACTGCAATATAAATTGCCCTGTCCTTACACCATTTTTCTGTCTCGTCTACTAACCATTCAGCAGCTGGGGATTGTTCCCCTCCGATACTATTTACAATTGTCTTAGCGCCAAGCAATACATTGTCCGAAATAGACGTATTATTGCCAAGGTTTATCATAAGAGCCTCAACTGTAGGAGACTTGGTGTACTTATCAAAGTACGCCTTAGTCTCCTTGAAAACTGTCAACTCATCTTGTTCGGAGAAGTACTCGTCCTTTATAAAGGGTAGTACTTTCCTAGTATACTCATCACTGAGTATCAGATTCTTGAGTATCGTTGTTTCCAGTCTCGATTTTTGTTCCATATTTAAAGTAGTTGTTTGCATAAGTTTCCATTGCTTCCATCACATCAGGCGTGTAATATTTTTCAGGGTTATTGTTAATCGTCTTTCCAAATTCAGTCTTGCCATTTGGTAACAACACTCTTGTAGATGACTTTTGGAATACACCAGCAGCAAGTGCCAGTTCTTGTAACCCATAGTATCTGTCCAACCCTTTATCATAGGATAATCTTACGTCAACCACCTTATTCTCAACTGTAAGTCTTGATTTAGCATTCTTACAATGAATAATATTTCCAACAATCTCTGTACCCTCTTTCTCCTTTCTCTTAGAAAGATAGATGATTGATGATGCAGCGTACTTAAGACCTGAACCACCACCCATTTCTTTCTGTGGGAACATGGAACCAATCACATCATATGTGTGGTTTGTGACAATCATCGGCACACCAGCACGTCCTAACTTAAGTGTTAGTACTCTGAATGCACCTTTGACGATCTGAGCACGGGTCATATCCTTCGTCTCTTTACCATCTGCGGTGTCTTCAATCTCTTTAGTGGTTGATAACATACCAAGTGAATCTAAACATATCAACATCTTTGGACGTTTATCTTTAGGGGTTTCTGCATACTTATCTAGTATACTGATTGCTTGATTTCTAAATTCCTGAACGGTAACAACTGGCACAATAATCATCCTAGTAGAGTCAATACCCCTAGTTTCGATCATGTCTTTTGAAATTGCGGATTCCGATTCGAAATAGATACAAGCAGCATCAGGATTGTCATCCAAGAATTGCTTTACCATTCCCAATGCGAAGAACGTTTTACCCGTTGCGGATTCTCCAGCGATTGCTGTAATTTTGTTTGAGGGAAGTCCACCGTATAGTGAACCACTTAATAGTGCATTGAATATGTAAGAACCCGAATCGATGAACGAGTCTACATCTCCAGCTGCAACACCGTCAGATACGATATTTGCATATTCGTTTCCTGTGGCTTTAACTAAATCTTTTATAAATGTCATAATACACTCCAATTAATCTGTACAATACCTATTATACATGATTTAGAGAATATTACAAGGGGCTTTTATTTCTTTTCTTTGAGACTATGCTTTCCGCAGTCTTTGAGGGCGTCATCACATTTGATGTGATATTCCATCATCGTTTTGATTGATTTGATTTGTGCTTCCATCATAAAGAGACATGATAAAACGAATGATATAGATAGTATATAAAATATATCTAGTATACTAATAATCATCACAAGACCACTGTTCCTTGTTCAATAAGGATTTGTCTGTTGATTAGGTGTCTGTCTTCTGTAGTGTCTTTGTTCTCCCCTGTATAGGCGACAGCATGAGCGTCATCGATCATCTGTTGGTTAGCCGACACTCTTTCTACTACTGGGCATAAACACGGTTCTTTCTTTTTACATCCACACTCACATGGCGGTTCAACAAATAACTCACCAAGGATTCTTCCGAACTTACCTTTGTCGTGTGATATAAGTGTAACTTGACCACCACTTAGTAACATCTTAAGATGTGCTTTAGCAGCTTTACCAAATTTCTTTTCTACTAGATCACGTGTACGTGACTCAGGGGTATCAATACCCATTAGCCTAACACGTTGTTTTTTCAGGACTGTTGAGAATCCCAAGTCGATATCCACGTCAACTGTATCACCGTCAACAACTTTAGTCACATTAACATGGAACTCTGTATTTTTAAATTGTTTCTTCATAGTAGCTTTATTTATGCTTTTATAAATCTGTACGACTGCTTTTCTAAACAATTTGGATAATATTGTTGGAGAAACTTTCTATTTTTGTGGAGTTCACCAAAATCGTACTCTGAAGCAATGGGAGAATTATATGGCACATCATCTTGTACCGTAGAAAAATCCGTATCAGCGATGACTGGACATGGCCAATGTTCTTCTAACCATGGATATTCTTCTTTTGACATCCACAGATCATTGGGTGATAATGGACGTGTACCTTTGTTGTAATCATCAACAAATATCTTAGCAGCTTCAGGTTTTATCATATATGCATGGTGGCCCAGGAAATTAACGTCTCTTAATATCTGAACTCCATACACTGGCGCCTCGGTGGCGATATGATTAGTTCGTATATATGAGGGGCGACCAAAAGTTATACACTTATCAAACTCCACGTGGGGTAGAGGTTTTATGAATATAGCATCGTGTTCTAGGATCAGAATAGTTTCGTTCAATTCGATACACTTTCTCCACAACTCTAAGTGTGAAGCAAAGCAGGCTGCTACATTTGCTGGTCGAGGGTATTTCCAAAACTCGGTGTCCTTACTCATGTCTAACACCTCTCCGAAATTCTCAGGCGTCCTAGCGGCGTAAGTGTATACCTCCCGTTGACCGAAGTTTACAGCAGATTGCATAGTCCTCATAGCAGAGGCAGACGAGTCTGCATTACTCTTAAGTGTAATAATATATGTCTTAATGTCCATCATCCGTGTCATAGTACTTTATATGATTCCTTATCGATGTTAAGTTTAACGTCAATGCCTCGTCCATGATCCTGAACTGTAGTAAAGGATTCATCAACAATAAATGTGTGTGGATAGTATTCGGATATATTTAGTACCGACTTATCTAAGAACATATCAGCTGGTTTCAACCAGTATGTGGTCTCATCTTTCATGTATGTTAGAATCTCACGACACCCTTCAGGTGTAAATAGGATTGCATGGTTACCCAAAAAGAAATTATTCATATGTGATGGGTGGGGTGTACTGTTTAGGTTGTTCACACCTTCTGTGTAGAATGGACTCGGATCACCCCATGATGGTTTTCCTAGACTCATGATACCTGTTCTACCCCTAGCATTGATCGAAGGCATTGGGTTTACCATTCTAGCGTCATGTTCAAGGACTAAGAAATCCTCATCACCTTCGGCACACTTTGCCCATAGTGACAATTGGGAAGCGAAACATGACATCACTCTTTCAGGACGTGTTTCTATGTCGATGAGTCTTCTACTAATCTTCCTACCAATCGTATCACATATAAATTCATATGGATTATCATCAGGAGTTATAGCTGGAAATATCTCAGGGTATACACCGTACTTTGCACACGATGTAATACATCTTTCAGCTGCCTCAACTGATACGAGTAGATCGACCAAAGTTATTACATAAGATTTCATGTCTATCCAAAGAAACTATCTAGTGATGCAACTGGTTCAATATGCCACCCAATGCGTTCTGCAATATTCTTCAGTGGTTCTATGAATGACTTGTCAAATTGCATATCATAATCTATATATGCATGGAGATCAAATTCTCTAGGCAAAGTTCCTATGAACGATATCACATTCTCATTGATTGGGTTTGGCATTTTCAGATATGCAAAGTTAATCTTCTCTCCGTTTTTGATCACCTCGTATCGTCTATCCAGTCCCTTTTTCTTTAGGTGGTGGTTGTGTAACAATGCACCACGCACATGGATAGGTGTACCCTTACTGTAAATCATCGAGCTGTCTGAATACTGCATTAGATTGTTACATCCTCGTGGGAAAGAACACTGTTCGGGTGGTAAGTTTCTAAACTCCTTACGAGCAGTCTCTACGAAATCCCACAACTCTTCTTCTTCGCCCTGCATAACAATCTTGATAGCCTTTTCTAGTCTACTACGAACCCACTGGGGTGTACTAGACTTTGCAGTTTCGATACCCATCATCTTTAACTTGGGTACTGCGAGTCGAACTCCTTCCATGTCATGCACGTTAAGTATATAGCGTTTCTTGGCAGTCCATATTCCACGATCTGCAATTGCCTCTCGACCCATCTCCATCTTCTGTTCGAATGCGTTAGTGTAATCTGCAAGTTCTAAGAAACCTTTCTCTAGGATATCCTCAAGTTGTCCTTCCGCCTTACATAAAAAATCAACAATTGTTTCTTTGGGGGTGTCTTCAGGGAACACTTGTTTGACAAGTTTGTCCATAGTGATATAGACTGAGTCAGTATCCATTGCAATAACATAGTCTGCGTTATCTGTCTTTAAGACTTTGTTCAAGTAGTCATTAATGGTTCTCTCTGCCCACTTGATAACTAACTGTCCACTAAGTGTAATCGCCTCAGCAAGGTCGATACTAAAGAATGCGAAATATTGATTAGCAAGAGCACCATAAGCAGAGTTGAGTGCAATCTTACGAACCTGTTGATTGTTGTAAGCATGCTTGATTTTTGTTTCTAATAATTTACGTTGTTTCTTATCTGAAACAATTTCCAACTCCTTTTGATACCCGATCATCTTTTTCTTCCAAGCCTTACGTTCATCGTAAAACTTTTCCATGAGTTCGGGAAGGAATCCTTGTTTGTCTCTCTTGAACATAACGCCATTTGGTGTAACTGAAGTGTCCAATCTTTTACAGATTGATAAGTCAACCTCTTTGTTCAACATCTTCTCTACATTGACATCCTGTCTCTGTCCGTGAATCATCTTCTCGGGCGAGATGTTATATTGCATAATCAAATGTGGGTACAATGAATTCAAGTCAAATGACATCACCCAGTTGTGACCACCCACTTGTGGTTCCTTAACATAGGCACCAGCAATAGGTTTCATCTTATCGTTGTTGCTACGAAGTCTTTGTGGCGGTGTTTGTATGCCCTGTTCTTTTAAGAAGTTGTAGATGATGGTTTCCCAATACTTAACCATACCAAAAACATCTGCATAGTTACACTTGGCATTGTACGCCATGGTTTCTGTGAGTTCTATGAACCCAAGTTTATCATCCAACGCTTCTACGAGAAGTACGTCTTTTACGTTATACTCTAAGAACTTAGGGTAATCTTGTTTATATAGAAGATGGAGTGAACCATACTCAGAGTAGTCTAGTTTCTTTTCACCAAGTTCAATCATAGCAATATGATCTAGTTTATATGATGCTTGGTTTACGAATGTATGTTTACGATATAGTTCGAGGTAATCTAGGACATTCACACCGTACAATGTGTAAATCTGATTCTTCTGATAACCCATGTTGGTGAACTCTCTCACATCTGACATTCCCCAAGGAGATAGTTTCTTGTGTTCGCCTTCACCAAATAACCTGTCAATTCTGTTACAGATATATGTAATATCGAATGAGTTTACATTCCAACCTGTGATGATGTCAAAGTATTCCTGTCTCCAATACTTCATGAACAATGTCATCAAGTGTGCTTCATCACGACACTCATAGTACACATAGTCCTTCCCATGATCCCATGGGCCGATACCAAATACGTGTGGTGGTTTACCTAGTGGTTTGATTGTGATGGCGTTGATCTTTTCTTCTGCAAGTTTCGGATCGGGGAATCCATTCTCACACTCACACTCGATATCAAGTGTAGCAGCTTTGATTGCTTTGGGATTGAACTCTATATCACCCTTGAACTTCTCAGCGATATAGGTATAGATGTATCGATCATATCCATGGATTTCGAATCCTGTGATACCATCATACTTCTCTCGGAACTTTCTTGCACCCCCCATTGAATCGAGGTTGACAGACTCCAAAGGTCTGCCATCGAGAGACCTGTAGGGTGTATCACCTTTCTTGGAAGGGATGTAATGATTGGGGCGGTAATCCACAGACATCTTGATCTGTTTGTTACCCTTATAACCACGGACAAGAATCTTGTCACGGGTACGACACACGTTAGTATAATAATCCATAGATGTATTATACTACATGCCTTGCTATTCTACAAGTGTTTTTCTTGAGGGATGTCTTAATTCTTTTACTGATTTGAGTTTGTCCTGTGCGTCTGCAAGTTGGCCAACGAGTTCATCTACTGCAGCTACGACATCAGGATGTTCTCCGATACCTGCTGGGTTTGATTGATAAACTGAGATGTTTGCAGTGTGTACTGCGATATCACCTTCGTATTTCTTTACTAATGCACCTAATATATCTGC